AACTGTTAACAAATAACGTTGTCCTACCGCTGGTACAGGCAAGCCGTCTCCAGGCGCACTGGCCAACGGATTGATAATTGCTGTGATAGGATCAAGTGTGTTTTGTGGAGCAGTATCCTGGTCCACATCAAACAACACCAGCCGGTCATCGTTGGGGTCAATCACAATGGTACCAATGATGGGATTGGCAGTGTCTTCTGTGTTGGGAGGATTGTTCAGTCGTATTTGACTAATACCTGGACGCAGTGTGCCATATGCATTGATAACTGCTGGCCACAACAACGGAGAGTCTGCCACAATAGCAGTGGGATCTAGATCTTCGTAGCTGCCATTGGGCACTACCACGGGATTGTACAACACTTGAATCTTGTTTTCAATCACCACCAGCTTGTACATCCATGGTGTGATCATCACTCGTGTGCCCAACAACAGGTCGTTGTTGATGATAGCATCCACAAAGTCGCCTTGGGCATCATACATGCTTGCAATCACACGCTCAATAACACCCAGCTTCTTGACCTTGGCCGGAGGACTGATCCAGATTGGCAAGTTAAACTTCAGCGTGGCAATGTCAATGGGATTTTCTGTGCTCATGGGAATGGTTCTCGAAGTCCATTGTGTTGATTCCAATTCAACAACACTGAGTGATGTCCAGTCCAAGAAGTTGTCTGTGCTTTGTATTTCCAAACTGGGATTGAACAAGGTTAAAATTTGTTCCAACAACTGCATCTTTTGATTGGTATTTGATGTCCAAATGTCCAGAGTAATTGTTAGCTTGTATGGCACAGGCATCAGTCTTTCAACTGTGAATGCATTACCTTGTGTGGTTTCATAACTCTCAGTAGCTGTATCATAGGTGCGTTGACGAACCACAGTGCGTTGCACATGATATGGTTCTTGCATTCTAGGACGATCATAATCCAGTCCAGTGATATAAAAAGTCATCATGGGTGTTGATGGCAAGGAGTTGGCAGAGTTATCTTGTATGATAGTTTGTGCTTGACGGCTTGCATCGCCGTATCGAATGGGCACACGCAGTAGTGCAGCCACATTGGGGTTGTCTGATTCTCGACCGTACTCTACCTGGAATCCAGAAAAGATTCTGGTAAACTGTAGCAGAAAGCGACGTATTTGTGCGTCGTAAAAAAATTGTTGCATTGTTAACTCGATTTCTGTCCTGGTCGTGTGTCAGGTGCTGGCTTAGGCGCTAACCCGCCACTCTGATCACCATTGTCTGCACGTGGTCGAAGCAAGTCGCTCAAACTCTGACGACTCGGAACGTTACCAAGATCTGTTGTTGGCACAGTGTATGTATTGTTAACAAAGCTAGAGCGTAAAGTATTGTTGTTGGCTCCATTGTTGAGATCTGTTCTCACATTTTCGGCAATTTTGTACCAGCGTGTGCCTGAATACCGGAACATGCGATTTGGAAAGTAATCCAGTCTCAATGCGTAGTCTCCGGCCACAGCATCTAGTGGGAAGCTGACACCGGCTGTGACAGGCAAGCCATTTGGTGCGTGTGCGTCGCCAGTCAAGTAACCCGAAGTCCATCCAAAGCCATCTGGGGTAACATTCATACCGCCTTGTGTGCCATCCACTGTGTCGCCATCCACTGTGCTCAATGATGTGGGATTGGCCGGCTGTCCGTCCAATAGTGTGGGCACAACATACAAGGGTTTGTTGTCGTAGCCAGATTTTGGCACTTCCACATCGGCCTGTACAAGGATGGCATCATTCAGTTGATAATCCTTTTCTCTTGTGCCTTGTTTGTCGCTGATGGTAGGCGGAGTGTACTCACGCCAGTAGTCAGTGTTGGAGATATCCGTACCTGCAGGTGTGTTGACTCGAGCCCGATAATACACGTCACCATAATTTACAATGGCACCAGCGGGATAAAAATCACCCGGATCCCAGATGTACTCAGCCACAAATGGTTTGTCTGTAATTGAATTGTATTCTTGTGCGTCAGTCAACGGTGTAGCTTTCACACGCCACAAGTGCGGCAACCAGGTTTGACTGAAACCTTCACTTGCATAAGCCGCATCTTGAACCACATAATACTTGGGCAACGATCTGCTTAAATCCTTGTTTAAAGGATTGTAGTCACGCAGGTTTGGAACTTCAATCACATCACCACTCATGAGTTTGCGCCCAAATGTGTCAATCATGTCGTTGTAGTGGAACGTGATAAACAAGGTATCATTGTTTAAAAACAATCCAAATTGACTCAAATCAAAGTCAATGTCTTGTGCATTGTAAACACCACGCATGACATAGATATCGTCGTCATACACTCGATCTCTGTTTTCTAACAACAGCAAATCTTGTATGTTCATTGGGTTGAGCTCGTCATAAACAGGCTGGGTGGCGTCGGCGTTGCCCGAAAATGCCGAATCTTCTCCACCGGTGTCTGGACCAAGATATTTGTGGATAAAGAGGTCTAATCCGCCAACAGTGTACATCTCACTGATTGTGCGGTCCAGAAATTGGTAATCTCTAGTGCGATTGGGACGGTATAGGCTTAAACGTGGCATAATGTTATTTATAGCATTTTGGTTGACTGAATATTCCCAAAATGCTATAATTAGCACTTAACAACAAAAGGAGCCACCATGCTTACAGATGTACAAAGCGCACAAATTAATAATACTGAAGTATACACTTTAGATTATGAGGCAGAAGCCATGCAAAGCTACAAGGACACAGGCGAGGACCTAATGGACGAGCTTGAGGTACGTGCTACTAATGTTATTTTGGAACAGACAAAGTGGGACGCTCGCGAGGACCTGGGCGGCATTACAGTTTACTTTCGAGATAGTACTTTAGTAGCATTCTACGATTACGAGCAGTTTCGCGGCACTGTGTTCTAAAAACAACACAGTTAGCAGAGATTGACATCAAAAGCAATCTCTGCTATAATTACAGTTATTGCTTTTTGGAGATCATATGAAAGTCGCAACAAAACCTGTCAAGCCCTTGAATCCACGTAGTGCGGATACCAATGCCATGGGCATGGAACCAACTTGGGTACGCCAACCTACAGATAATCGATTTAGTGCTTTGAGCAAAGCATTTTCTTGGTACAATTATTTTTACGGCAAAAAAGATGCCCGTGAGATGATTGTTGCATATCTAGAAGCACATGACCGCAAAGCAGATGTTCGTACGCTCAAACAGATTCCAGACAGCTCAATCAGATTAACAACAGGTTGGTTGTGTCGCATGAGCTTGGTTGGACTAGAGCTCACCGAACATGAACAAACCAAATTAGATAACTTGTTAAAAGAATTGTTAGAATCCAAACAAACTGAGGTTGAGGTTGAGGCCCCGGTAGAGGATACAGTACCAAGAATCACTATTCAGGACCGCCTGCGTGAGAAGGTATCAGAGTGTGCGGGTGAAATGGATGGCTTGTTTGACGAGTTTATCTTGGCAGGAGCCAAACTCAATGCAGACTACAAACCCGTGGTTCTCATGCGTTCAATGAATATTGCACCACAAATGGTGAATGACATCAAGCAAATTTGGACCCGTAAACTTGCAGAGTTTGACGAGGCAGTAGCAGGCAAAGATGCGGACTTGGTACAGGGCTACGGATACCTCTCTAAGATACAGTTAAAGAATTGTGTAAAGTTCTGTGAGCTTGTGATTTCAGACTGTGGTGCCTATGTGCAGATTAAAAAGGTCGAGCGCAAGCCACGCAAGGTCCGGGCAGTGCCACCTGAGAAACGTGCCGCAAAGTTCAAGCATATTGTGGACTTTGCAGAACTCAAACTCAAGGGCTTGCCAGCCGCAAGTTTAGTGGACAAGTCAGAAGCCTGGTTGTATGACACCAAAAAACGCAAGCTGATCCACCTTGTTGCTGACAGTCATACACAGGCATTTACTGTAAAGTCAAACTCAATTATTGGGTTTAGTACAGTTGAGAGCCAGCAAAAAACTGTGCGAAAGCCAGCAGAGGTACTCAAAGCCTTGGGTGCCGCAGGCAAGCCAGCCGCAAGAAAGATCTACAAGGACTTGACCACCACAGAAACACCCTTTAACGGGCGTGGTACAGAGAACTTGATCATTCTAAAAAGCTGGTAAATAAAGGGGACGGAGTCCCCCAATGGCAGAACAGCAACAAAACTCGCTTGAGATGCTCAAGCAAAACATGATAGAATATGTAAAGCTTCAACTTGGTGATCAGATTATTGATCTCGAGTTGGACCCTGCTCACTACGAAGCCGCCTATCAAAAAACACTAGGCACTTACCGTCAACGGGCCAGCAACGCTTATGAGGAAAGCTACAGCTTTATGGAACTGGTCAAAGATGTCAACATCTATCAGTTGCCACAAGAGGTTGTTAGTGTACGTCAGATATTCCGCAGACAGTTTGGTGATGCCACAGGCCAGGCCAGTAACTTTGATCCATTCTCTCAAGCCAGCATGAACGTTTACCTAATGAATTTTAACGTAGCAGGTGGTCTTGCCACATACGACTTTTACAGTCAGTACGTTGAATTGGCTGCACGTATGTTTGGCGGCTACATGAACTACACGTTCAACCAAGTAACAAAGAAAATACAACTGATCCGTGACCCAAGAGGCACCGGCGAGAACGTGTTACTTTGGACATACAATCTAAAACCTGAAGTTAACTTGTTACAAGATTTCCAAATTCAGCAATGGATCAAGGACTATATGGTTGCCAACTGTAAAATGATCATTGGTGAAGCACGTGAGAAGTTTGGTTCAATTGCAGGACCACAAGGCGGTGGTACCTTAAACGGTGCCGCAATGAAAGCCGAAGCCAAAGAAGCTATCACAGCCCTAGAAGAACAGCTCAAAAACTATGTGGATGCTAGCCAGCCACTTACCTGGGTAATCGGCTAACCATCCGTTGCGTGTCAACAAGCCTTGTGTTATAATAGCACATGGACTTGATGATCGACTTAGAAGGGCTTGCAACAGGCCCAGACACTACAATACTAACTATTGCGGCCCAGAGCTTTGACCCGTTAGGGCAAGGCCATTCTGGACAGAGTTACTATGCCAGAGTCACACTAGAAAGTCAAGAAGATCGTGCCATCGATCAAGGCACAATTGATTGGTGGGCCACACAACCTGCTGTGGTTCGGGACGAAGCGTTCAGTGAACAAGATCGTATCCCGTTAGATCAAGCTCTAGACGGGCTAGGCCGGCTGATTTGGCACTCCACCAGAATCTGGGCACAAGGTCCCACATACGACATGAACATTCTGGAGCATGCTTACAAGAGTTATGGCAAGCCATTGCCTTGGAAATACTACATGGTGCGAGACAGCCGTACTGTGTTCTCGTTATGGCCTGATCAGCCCATCCCACCCACCAGCCACCATGCACTAGAAGACTGCCGCAGACAAATAGGCATGCTACAACGCACACTTGATCATCTTAATGTAACCTCCTTAAAATGACCCTTCCTAAACTGCTGATTATTGGCAACGCTCGACACGGCAAAGATACTGTGTGTGATATTCTGCGTGAAGAATTTGGATATAGTTTTCGTTCTAGTTCAGACTTTTGCGCTGAAAAGTTTATCTATGCAGAACTCAAAAACAAATATGGATACACTAGCTATGCACAATGTTTTGAGGATCGGCACAATCATCGAGCAGAATGGTATGACATGATTCATGCTTACTGTAAAAACGATTATGCTAGACTGGGTAGAGAAATATTTGCTGAAAATTCAATCTACTGCGGACTGCGTAACAAGAGCGAGTTCCATGCCATGCGTAACACCCAGGTATTTGATTATGCTGTTTGGGTGGACCGCAGTGATCACTTGCCCGCAGAAGATCAATCTAGTATGAGCCTGGAAATTTGGATGGCAGACTATGTGATTGACAACAATGGCGGACTAGAAGACTTGCGCAGAAGCTCACGTGAATTGATGTCTACTCTGTTGTATAAATATTCCTTTAAGGAATCCGTTTGATAGTATTGTTTAATGACAGTCCAAATCCTCCTATTAGGTCACTTGGGGTATATAGGATAGCCACAGAATTAAGAAGACATGGCGTAGAAGTAGAAGTTATTGATTTTTTGTCTCATTGGGATCAGTCTGTACTACTAACATACTTGGACACTATCGCAGAAGTCGAATGGTGGGGATTTAGTACTAAATTTTTTCCTCCCACATACAACTCAGACAAATTTGCTGGCCAGGCCACTTTTCGCAACAACAAATGGACCACTGACAATAAAGATGCTGGGTTTATGACTGAATTGCTTAACAAAGACGAATCTCTATTAATTGATTACATAAAAAATCGTCAAGGCACAATTGTAGTTGGAGGTCCCAATGCTGAGATAATTCAACACATGCCAGTAAATGTTGATATCATATGTGCTGGGTACTCAGATCTGGCAGTTTTAGCTGTACACAATCATATTGTACAAGGCAACGACCTAATTTATACACACTTCAATAATAAAAAATATGTGGATGCTGACAAACACTATGCAGTTCAGATATTAAATAATTTAACTACTGAATATGCTGATTCAGATTTTGTAACAGACGACTGGGTATTGCCTATTGAAATAGGTAGAGGTTGCATTTTTCAATGTGCATTTTGTGAGTTTGATCACTTGGGCAAAAAGCCGGGAACCTACATCCGATCCAAGGAAGAAATCAAACAAGATATCCTGTATAGATACAACTCATTTGGTGTAAAAAAGTTCATGTTTGTTGACGATACATTTAATGACAGCCTGGAAAAAATGTATTTGATTCGAGATATCCGACAAGAAACTGGTATAGATTTTGAATTTTGGAGTTATTGCCGAATAGATCTTCTGGCAGCAAATACTGAACAAGTGAATCTTATTCCAGAAATTGGATGGAAGTCATTTACAGTAGGTATTGAAACATTCAACCGTAATAGTGGAAAAGCTGTGGGTAAAGGCGCAGATCCTGAAAAGCTCAAACACTTTTTGATTGAGCTAAAAGATCGATTTCCTGAACTGAGATTACAAGTTAACATCATTGTAGGATTACCACATGACACCGAAGACTCCATTAGAGAAACTGCAGAGTGGTTTTTGGCCAATCCTGATGTCGCTGAATATGTTAAATTTGCCACATTGAGAATTAAAAACCCCGAAGGTCTTACTAAAAACATCAGTAAAATGAGCAAAGACCCAGAAAAGTACGGTTACAAAATACTAGATAGAAAACAGTTTGATGTATACAAATGGACTACTCCTTACTTGGACACTAGTACTGCCCAACAACTAGTAGAAAAATATAATCCGTTGTTATGGCAAGGAACAAATAATCGCAGGCCCGATCACGTGACCGCACTAAGTGATCAACCTTATTTTTATACAGATAGATTTTATGTAATAAAAAATTATATTTCAAAAAAATTACATTACCGGAATGTTTAACAATCGGGGTTCAGATCCCCTGGCTTCCAGGGCAATACACTTTTGGCAACTTCTTCTACACAGTTGCGACAAATACATTTTAGATTTTTAACACCAGTATTGTTTAGATCTCCGTCAACATGATACACTAGAATTTGACTTGAGTATCGGGCTTTGAACCCGCACTTGTCACACACTAATTTTTTTTTGAATCCTGCGGCTTCCCACCGTGGGATTCTTTTTTTCAGGCCACGACGTTTCCTTGCACAGCTCTCGCATCTAGTACGATAGTGTGCAACACCATTACAATGATAGTTAACAGCACACGGCAGTTGATTACATGCTTGACAAATGGGTCTCATACGGTATTTAGCAACAGGACCTTTGGCAAAGGGCGCCGTAACGACGACTTTTTAGCAGTTGTCTATAAATATTGTATCTTGAAAAGGAATTGATCATGGCTCTAGTATCTCCAGGCGTAGAAGTAACAGTTATTGACGAAAGTCAATATATCCCTTCCGCTGTTAACACAGTACCGTATTTCTTAATCGCTACTGCTCAGAACAAAGTAAGCTCTAACGGTGTTACCGTTGCAGCCGGCACATTGGCAGCCAATGCCAATAAGACTTATCTAATCACAAGTCAACGAGACTTGGCAGCCACATTTGGTGTGCCATTCTTCTATCAGACCACAACTGGTACCCCAATCAACGGTTACGAACTCAATGAGTACGGACTACTTGCGTCTTACTCAGCCCTAGGTATCACAAATCGTTGCTATGTGCAACGTGTTGATATTGACCTAACAGAGCTAACTGCTAGTTTGGTTCGTCCAACTGGATCTCCTGCCAATGGTGATTATTGGTTAGATACTTCAACATCAGTTTGGGGCATTCAAGAATACAATCAAACAACCAACACATTCACTGTTGAAACCCCTATTATTATAGATGATACTGCTGATGTTATTGATCCTGAATCAGACCCAACCCCATTGGCAACTGTTGGTAGTATTGGCGATTATGCGATTGTCACCTGTGCAACAGATACAAAACTTTTGGGTTATTATAAAAATAGCGATAACGATTGGGTGCAAGTTGGTAGCGACGCTTGGAAAACATCCTGGCCCACAATTCAAGGCACAGGAACACCAACGTCATTGACTGCTAGTGCAAGTATGTTTGTTAATGAAAGTGAAATTTTTGTACCAGCCGCTCCTGACAACACAGTTGTAGGATTTGCCACCGCAATAAATAATGCAAGTGTTGCCGGTGTCACAGCTGCCGCAGTAAGTGGAAAACTATATTTGTACGCTAACTCTACAGCTACCAATGATGCATCAACCAGCGACGGCGGAATAATTTCAATTGAAACAGGGTCGTCAGCTGGAGCCGCATTGTTAACAGCTCTAGGCATTACTGCTCAAGTTTATCGTGCTCCTGAGTATCTTGCATCATACAGTTATCAAGCACCTAGATGGGCTGTTGGTCAAACAGCACCAGCCCCAACAGGATCTGTCTGGAACAATGTTAGCCCAGCCAACAACGGAGTGAGTCTACGAGTAAAAAAATACAGCTCAGCCCTAGGAACTTTTATTGCACAATCATGTCCAGTGTATTTTGGTACAGTGTCAGCATCATATGCATTAGATCCAACTGGTGGCGGAAAAAATATTCCTGTAGGAACCACAATAGCAATTGCTGATGCTGCCACTTTTGGTGACACTGACGCTACCATGGCTTTTGAAATACTAGAACGGTATGCTTTGGGTGCTACTGTAGTAACTGGATCTACTACAACCCCTGGACCATTTACTAACGGAAATAGCTTTACTATTTCAGGTAGTCAACTAGATAATACCACTATTACAGGTACTGCTACTATTTCAGGAACAACAACCGCGGCATTTATTGCCGCTGTTAGTGCCGCGGCAGTACCATATGTGTCAGCAAGTGTCAACAGTGCAGGAGCCATTGTGTTCACGCACAGTCAAGGTGGAACTATTACGTTGTTAAATGTAATAGGCACTCCGATCACAACTGCTGGATTTACTGCAAGCACTCAATTTTGTCGTCCAGGTTTCCGCACACCAAATTCATTGGCATTAAGCTACTGGGTTGGTACACCAACATTCACCTACACTTCAAGTAATACTGCACCAGACGAAGATCCTGTTGATGGCCGTTTATGGTATTACAGCACTGTTAGTGATGCTGATATCATGATTCAAAACAACGGACAATGGTCTGGATATCAGACTGTAACCAATGACGTTCGTGGGTTTGATCTAGCTTTAACCAATGCCAGTGGTCCTATCATTGCGGCCACAGCACCTACTACACAAAATGATACATCACTTTCACCATTGGTATATGGAGATCTATGGATTGATACCAGTGACCTAGAAAACTATCCCAAGCTGTATCGCTGGCAAGTTGTTGACGGCGTGGATCAGTGGATAGAAGTTGATACTACTGATCAAACAACTCAAAACGGTATTTTGTTTGCAGATGCACGTTGGGCACCAAACGGCACAACTGACCCTGTGATGGATGCAATTCCTAGCATTGACAGTCTATTAACCAGTGGCTACTTGGACTTAGATGCTCCAAATCCGCAACTTTATCCGCAGGGCATGTTGTTGTTTAACACACGTCGTTCAGGCTACAATGTCAAGAGTTTCCAGAGTAACTATTTCAATGCTGAAGCATACCCTGCAGATCCGTGGTCAAGTGGCACAACCTACATCACTGGTAATTATGTAAGTTATTCTGGCACTAACTATATTTCTTTGCAATACAATAACCTCAACCAGACTCCAGGAACTGCACCAGCTTACTGGGCAGCGATCACACAAACCAATACCTGGCTCACAGCAAGTGGCAACAGAGATGATGGTGCAATGTGGTCTGGTCGACAAGCACAACGTCAATTGGTTGTACAAGCTATGAAAGCAGGTATCGATACCAGCTCTGCTGCTCGTGAAGAACAAGCACAATTTAGTTTGATTGCCGCCACAGCTTATCCAGAGTTGATTCCCAACATGGTTGCACTCAGTAATGAACGTAACAACACATTGTTTGTGGTAGGCGACACACCAATGCGTCTTGCAGCCAACGGCACTGATCTAGCAGCCTGGGCAACCAATAATGGTGGACTAGGATTCCGATCTGAAGATGGTTTAGTAACTGCCAGCCAGTATTTGGGTACATTCTATCCCAGCTGCCAGACCACAGACACAACGGGTAATCCTGTTGTAACAGCACCAAGTCACATGATGATGCGTACCATTATCCGTAGTGATGCAGTGAGTTATCCGTGGTTAGCACCTGCTGGTACACGTCGTGGTGTGGTTGACAATGCTATTGCTATTGGTTACATTGATGCAGCCACTGGCGAATTTGAACAAATCAACGTTGGACAAGGTCTACGTGATGTGCTGTATGAAAACGACATTAACCCAATTACGTTTATTCCGGGTGTTGGCATTACCAACTTTGGTAACAAGACCACAACTAGTGTTACTAGTGCTTTGGATCGTATCAATGTATCACGACTGGTTGCGTTCTTGCGTGGCAGACTTGAAGAAATTGGTAAATTGTATTTGTTTGAACCCAATGACGACATTACCCGTGCTGAAATCACCAACACTATCAACTCACTAATGATTGATTTGGTGGCCAAGCGTGGTATCTATGACTACTTGGTAGTTTGTGACTTGAGCAATAATACTCCGGCACGTATCGACCGTAATGAGTTGTATGTTGATATTGCTATTGAACCAGTGAAGGCCGTGGAATTTATCTATATTCCATTGCGTATCAAGAACACTGGCGAGATTTCAGGACAAGCGGCCTAATGAAAACGGTGGGTAATTTTTCACTCACCAATTCAACTAAATAAACGTAACAGGAGATACCTACAAAATGTCTAGTTCATCACTATCAAGAATGTCAGTTCCACTGGGAGGCCAGGCTGATCAGGGTTTGTTGATGCCCAAACTCAAATATCGCTTTCGCGTATTTTTTGAGAACTTTGGCGTTGAAAAACCAACAACAGAATTAACCAAACAAGTAATGACCTTTGCAAGACCTAATTTGAGTTTTGAAGAAGTTACTATTCCAATTTATAATTCAACTCTAAAGTTGGCTGGTAAGCCTACATGGGCCGACGTTGCTTGCGAAGTCCGTGACGACGCCGCTGGGTCAGTTAGCAAATTGGTTGGTGAACAAATGCAAAAGCAAATGGACTTTTTAGAAATGGCATCAGCCAGTTCTGGTATTGACTT